GCTGGCTTGTGCTCATGCGTCGATCCTCATGCGTCCCCTCGGCGCGTCGTGCGAGTGTAGAGGTAGCCATTCAGCGCGTGAAGCGCCGTCAGGCGGGCCACGCCAGCGCGGGCAGTTCGTCTTCGATGTCGGCCAAGCTCGCCGGGATGGGCCGGGTGCCGGCGTTCACCTCGTCGAGCATCGCGTACAGCGCCGCCCAGGTTTCGGCGCGGGCGTCCCGGCAGTAGGTGCCCTCGGCGTCGAATCGCGGCACCGAGCAGCCGGCGTAGTCGGACGCCGACTTGATGTCGTCGTAGTTGCGGGTGCGGGCGAAGGCGTCGAGCCGGGCCTGGGTCTCGGCCACGATCTGGTTGAACCGCGCCCGGTTGGACGCCGCCAGATTGGCGTCCGCCTGTTCCTGGGACAGCGCGTAGACCTCCCACCGCTGTTCGTAGTTGCCCTCGACCAGTTCGGGCGCGATCTCGCGCACGGCCTGCGTCACCACGTCATGCGCCGGCTGCGGCGTGGGAAACACCCAGACGTAGGGCTCGGGTGGATTGAAGGGCTGCGCAAAGGACGTGCTGGGCAACAGTGCCCGGATGTCGTTCTCGGACAGCGGGTAGGCGTTGGTGCTGGTGTCGATCCACATGGCGGGGCTCCTCAAGCGATGGCGAGGTAGATGTAAGTGGCGCCGGTCACGTTGATGTTCGTGGCCGCGAGCTGGTTGACGATGAAGCCAGTGTTGTCGGGGTCTAGGCTGTCGTCGGTGGTGACTTCGCTGGCCGTGCTGTTCAAACTCAAGCGCGGGTCGTTGCCCGCGACAATGCCGCGGATGGTGTCCCAGATGTACCAGTCGCCTGCGGAATCGGTGCGCTTGATGAGCACAAATCGTGCGCCCGTCGAGAAGCCGCAGTTGATCGTCTGCGACGTACCAGCCGACCCCGCTGTACCTCCGTTGCCGGTGTAGCTGCCCACCCTGGAAACCCCTGGACGCGAGGCAAACAGATAGGCGACGTAATTGCCCGCGCCGGCGTTGGTTGAACCACCTGTCCCGACCGTGAACACTGTAGGCGTTGGCGCCGTGTTGGCCCACGGGAGAGAGCTTGTGGTGGCTGCGACCGAACCCGTCCCGCTGAACAAAGCAAGGGCTTGCGTTGCACCCAGGGGCGCTGCGTATACCACACCTTCATTGCCCCCCCGTGCCTTGACGATCATCAGCTCGCATGGCTTTCGGTTTTGGCAACGCCTGTCCCGGTATACAGCACCACATCGAAAAACCTGGGGGCTCGCCTCAGGCCGTAAGTCAATACTTGGCGGCCAGCAAAGTCGCCGTTGGCCCCTCCACCTGTGTCCGTGATGTTGATACTGGTTTGTCGGTCAAACAACACAGAGACGCCGGCGCTTGTTTCGCCTTGTGATGCGCTCGTCGCCAAACCGTTAATGGCTCCTTGCCCGCCGCGCATACGGTCAATGGCAAAAAGCTTGTTAAAGCTGGAAGAGTCTCGCAGACCTGTCAAAAACAGGTCCGGCGGAAAGCCAAATGTCACATTGGAATTCCCGCTAGTCCCAGGCGACGCATGTATTTCGGGCATGAACACCGAAGTGCCTATAGTTGGCGGCCTTTGTGGCCGACGAATAGCGACGTAGTAGTACGTTGCGCCGCTGGTGTTGAATTGCGCCGAGGTGCCGATGACTTGGAACCCGTTTGAGCGCAGGCTAATTTGCCCTCCTAGCACAGCGTCGGCCACCGCCCCATCGGCTTGTTGGTACTGGTTGTCGGTGAGCGACATGCCCCGCAAGTTGTCGGTGATCGTGAGCATCGACTGCGACCCGCCGCCTGCGCCACTCGCCTTGACGATGAGGCATTGCGGTTCCCAGCCAAGCGTTACGGTCGGGCCGGACGCGCTGCCGTTGCCAACCCAGCTCCCGCATTGAATGATGCCGTCGGTTGCGGCGTCGTGCGCGAACAGGTAGGCCACATAAGTGCCGCCCGAGGCGTTGACGTTTGCGTCTATGCCCACGGTGAACACACTGGTCGTAGGGGCAGTGTTGTTCCAAAACTGGGACGACGCATTGACTGGTTGTTGCCCGCTGATGTTGAAAAAATTTGTAGCGCCGGCGCTCCGGTGATAGGCCAACGCAGTGCCGGAGGTGTCGGTGCGTTTGACCAGAATAAAGCCTGGCTCGGCGCCAAGCTGGTGAGCAACAGTGCGAGCCACACCTGTGCCTGTGTAGGTCACGACGTCGAAGAACTTGCCGCGACGCCTAAACGTCCAGGAAACGTAATTGGAACCGCCTGCCGCGTTGAACGCGGCGGAAGAATCGTTGCCCAACGTGTACCCGTTCGCATTGAAGCTGGTCACGGAGCTGGTGTAGGTCGTGTTTCCGCCCTGTAGGGAGTTGCTGGTGGATACCGCCACATTGGGGCCGCGCAACGTGTCAATGAAAAGATGGCCCTGGGTCGAATTGCGAACTTTTGTCCACACCATCCCGCCATAGGCCGCAAGGTTGATGCCGTTGACAATGTTTTGCCCAGGACCGGCGCCTGCTACTGACGTGCCTGCGTAAAGGAATGTGGCAAACACGTCCTCGACAAACAGTGTGCCGCCCCCTCCTGATGTCAGCGCGAGCTTGGTAGTCATCAGTAGTTCTGCCCAACAATTGAGGCGAACCAAGTGGTGCCGCCGTCATGGGTGGTAAGGGTGAAGATGTCGATTTTGGTGTTGGCGCTGGTCAATGCCGGTGCCGCGCCGCCCGGCCACCTGACTGCCGCCGGCCACGTCACCGTGCGAGCCGTGCCGTCCGCCGTGAACTGCAACAGCATCGTGTAGCTGAAGCCGGCGCTAGGCAGGTTACTCAGTGTCAGCGTGGTGATGTTGGAGTTCAAGCTCACCGCGAACACGGCGCCGGCTGAACAGTCGAGCGTCAAAGTGCCAGCGCTGATGGTCGGGTTCGTTCTGGTTTCGCGCACCGAGCGGGCCAGCACGGCTCCGCCGTTCGGGTTGAGAACCAAGTCGTAGTTCGTCGCGTAGTTGGACGGGGACCGAGCCTGTAGCCACAGCGACCCGCTGGCGTACACGCCGAAATCCAGCGCGGCGCCGCCTGCGCCAAACCGCGCCGCACAGTTCGGGTCTACCGCACTGCCGGATGCGGCTGGCGCCCCGCCGGCCAGTGACCGAAAGGTGTGCAAGCCGTATTGGGGGACGATGCCCTGGCCCAACAGCCCCGGCACGGACAGGTCTTGCGCGACCGTCGCAAGGCCTGTGACGCTGATCGTCCACGAACCGATGGTGCCGCTGCCGCCCGTGGCCGTCACGTTGACCACCAGGGTGCCGCCTACGCCGTCGTAGGAGGTGATCTGGCCGATCATGTAGTTGGACGGTGCCGACGTGCTGGCGATGATGACAAACTGGCCGATGAACCACGTCTTGCCGGCTTGCGTGGTCAGCGTCCTGCTGCCCGTGCCGATGAGCAGCGAAGTGGTGGACGAGCCGCCGTTGGTGGAGGCGTTGACCGCCGACTGTCCGCTGGTGACCACGGTCTGCGCGACCGCGACCATTTGCGCCAGCGCGGGCACAAACCGCGTGCGATGGCCGCCGTTGGCCAGCCCGGTGGTCGGGTTGCTGTCGTCGGAGACAGTCGAGCCGTTGCCGCCGACGTTGGCCCGGAAAGTGACCGAAGCCATCAGATGATCTCCTTGAGTTCAAAGCTGCCGGTAAACCGCGTGGGGTCCGGCACGCCAATGCCGTTGAGCGCCGTCAGGCGCCCGGCAAAGGCCCGCAGCGGGATGTTGCCGGTGTCGTCGCTGTCCGGCACCAACAGCACTTCGTTGGACAGTCCCGCCTGCCGCTGCATGTCGAGCGCGAAGCTGTACGCCTCGGTGCTGGTCATGGCGTCGATGCCGAAGCGGAACTGGCGACCCTTGGGGCGCGGGTCGAAATACATCGTCCCCGACAGCGTGGTCACCGAGGGCGACGGGTCGAAATAGTTGATCTCGGCGCCGTAGCTGTAATTCACGCCGGGGCGCCACCCGCGAGCGACGATGCAGCGCCCTATGTCAATGAAGCCGGCGCTGTTGGTGGTGTCGTCGATGCCCACCTCCCACCAGCGCAGAAACTGTTCGTTTGGCAAAACGTGGACAAACGGGCTTTGCAAGCCGACGAGATCGCCCGCCGTCAGCTCGCCGGTCCAAAAGTTGTTGTCCTCCCAATTCCGCTGACCCATGGCAAGCGTGTCCGGCGGGTAACAGTCGATCCACCCGCTGTCGTAGGTCACCGTCGTGTAGCCGGCGGTTTCGTAGCCGTACACGCGCACGCGCCCGAACTGGCTGATGGTGTGTGCCAGCAGCGCCACCACCCCCACCGCTCGCGCTGCACCAAAGTCGATGCGGAACTGCGTGGCGGCCAGCGTAGCGTTGGCGGTGCGGGCCACGCGCTGGATGACGGGGATTTGCAGGTTGGTCAGTGGCAGGTTGGCGTTCCACGATCCACCGGACAGCGTGGCGCTGTCGATGCGGTTCTGCCAGGCCAGGAAGACGTTTGCCATGCTTCAACCCCAGAGCGTGAGCGTGAACAGGTACTGGCGCATGTCGGCCTGGATGCCCGTGATGAGGAACGCCTTGCCGCTGTTCATGCCGAATCGGTTGACCTGCAATGTGACCGTCCTGCCAAGATCGAAGACCGCCGCCAGCGCAGGGTCCACGCGCACCGTCACCCGGTAGAAGTCCCGGCGCTGCTTGTAGATTGTCAGGCGTCGGGCGGCCTCGGTGGAAGCGTTGGCAGCGCTGACCAGAACCGTGTCGATCTCAAGCTCGGGGCTGGTGGGGTTGGCCGTCAGGACAGCGGCGTCGGACGCCTCGACGCGCCGGTACTCCTGGCTCAAGAATTCCTTGCGGACCTCGGTGACCGCGTTGGTCAAGTCTTCCTGCGTAAACCAGATGCGCTGGTAGCCCAGCTTGATCTTCCACGCGGGCATCCCGGCGCCCGCGTCTTTGCTGGAGACGCGCTCGATGTTCACGATCTGGACCGTGGTCAACGTGCCGACGCTGTTGGCGATGTTGGGCAGCGCCACTTGGGCAATGCGGAACGTGCCCGCCGTGTCTACCCCGTACCACGCGCCCACGCTCATCGCCAGCATGTCGAGCACGTCGATGGCGCTCACGTCGCGGTTGTCGGGCACGTACACGCCGCACGGGAAAGGCGCCGCCGTGTCGAGCGCGGTGATGTCCGCCGCCGAGATGCCACCCACCGCCACACCG